GGCTCGTCGTAATCCGGCCCAGCCTCTCCATTGATGGCCTCCTGCTTGCCAGCGGCCCGATACGCCGCAAGGGTCACGTCGCCCCTCTGCAGCTTGTTGAGGGTTTCGGCGGTTCTTTTTTCTTCCTGTGCTGCCAGCGCGTTTGCGAATAGCTGACGCAATGTCATCCCGCATGTCTTGGCGATTCGTTCGCAGTCCGATACCGTCAAGGGCGCGTCGAACCGGGCGCGGACGAACCAATAGTTGCGGCTGAATCCACATTTCGCGGCGAAATCCGTAGCGGTCATACCGCTCCTGGATTGCAGTGCTTTGCAGTATTCCATGACGCTCCGCGCTCCGTCGGTAACGTCGGTGTTAGCTCTTGTTCCCATGGCTCCATAATACCCAATTGTGTACTTTTTGTAAAGTAATCAATTAAGTACTCTCGTAAGAGTATCCAAATAAGTACTATCTGTAATCAGCAACGAAACGAGAAAGGAGGTTGGGTGACAAGCGAAACGGAACTCATGAGAGCCAACATCCGAGGGGAGATGGCTCGAAGGGGCATGACGCAAGAAGACATAGCCAAAGCGATTGGATGCGAAAGGCCGCTGGCGAACAAAAAACTCACCGGCAAGAAAGACTTCACCGTAAGCGATCTGGAAAAAATCGCCGACATGTTTGGAATGACCCTCTTCCAATTCACTGCGGTGCTGCTTCAACCAATCGACAGCATCAAACAATTCAAAGCCTGAAACCCACAACCAAAGGAGCATCCGATGGACAGCAAGACCTACAACAAAGACCTGCGCAAGGCCTGCGTGGAAGCCGTCTTCGACGAATTCGCCGAGCATGGCGACATGATTCGCCCGCAATACGCGGAACAGTGGGATGAAATCGACGCGAGCCGATTCCTCGGCCACATCACCGGACCAATGGACATCGACGTGCCCGACCTCGTGGACGTCATCATCGACACGATCGTCAAGGAAGCGCATAAATGACCAGCCAACTACTCAACCCGCCAAAACCGCCGACGCTCCACGAACCAGGATGCCTGCTGCTCGCATCAAGCGGCTTCTACATCCGCTTCCATGAGGACGGCAGCGCCAGTCTCGTGGACGGCATCCAAGACATCACCCTCGCGGACTTCACCTCGGCGGAAATCGAAGGCATTGCCTACGGGCTCAACAACAAGGTGGGAAACACAAGATGAGCTGGATGGACGACGGCGGATTCGAGATGCAGGCATTCACCGCCCAGGACGGCAGGCCGATGGCGCGAATGAGTTTCCGCACCTCGACCAGCCAATACTACTTCAACCTCACCAAGACCGAGGTGCAGCGCGTCCGCCGCGAATGCAACCGCATCCTCAAGGAAATGGAGGAAACCAAATGACCAGCCACGGCAGCAAGCCCGAAGTCAGGAAGCCGAACTACACGCGCCGCCGCATCAAATTCGCCATCGCGGTGGTCGCCCTCATCTCCAGCCTGACCATCATGATCACATGGCATGGCGGCAGCACCACCGCCGCGCTCATGGTTGAAGGCGTGTACATCGCCACCGCATTGTGGCTGATCGTCAGATTCGCGCCACGCGACTAAAAGACTTCCCACCAGCCGACAGTCCAACAAAACAAACCAAATCTGGGATATTTTGCGCGGACACCCACGTTCACTCATGCCGGCTGGCGGGAACCATAACTGAATATCGACAAACAACAAATCCGCCACGGCGTTTACATACACCATTCTGTCGTGGCATTCGGCTGGGCGACGGTTCGCCCGTCCACGGATTCCAATCTCTTCTCTCTCTATCAAAAACGCAGGCACTCCGGTGCTTGCAAACCCTTTCAAGTCCGCCTGACGGCCAGTCACCGTCGGCCGCGCCACCGACCGCGAACACGTTCAGGTCGCGTTCCAACAGTCAGTGGCGTTCGGAATCCACGGACGGCACTGGTTCGACTCCGATGCCAGCCACTCAGCCCCATCCACTCGTCAGGGTGGGGCACACAACGTCAACAAGCAAAGGAAAGTCAATGAGCAATGAAATCCAACAGTTCTACTTCAATAACGCTGTGTTGCGTACCCTGACCGACGAGGCGGGGGAGCCCTGGTTCGTCGCCAAGGACGTATGCGACATCCTCGAAATCAGCAATCCATCCGATGCGTTGAAAAGGCTTGACGATGATGAACGGTCTAGGTTCAATCTAGGGCGTCAGGGTGAGACCAACATCGTCAACGAAGCCGGCCTCTACGTGCTCGTGCTTGGCTCCCGCAAGCCGGAAGCTCACGAGTTCAAACGTTGGGTGACGCATGATGTGCTGCCGCAGATTCGCAAGACCGGCGGTTACATTCCCACCACGGACGAGGACGATGACATGACCATCCTGGCGAAGGCCGTGATGATCGGCCAACGCACCATGGAGGAGCAGAAGCGTCGCATCGCCGCGCAGGAATCACACATCAATGAATTGGAGCCGAAAGCCCGGTTCGCGGACGCCGTGGCCGCGTCGGACGGCACCTGCCTGATCGGAGAACTGGCGAAGATGCTACGCCAGAACGGTTTGGACATCGGCCAGAACCGCCTTTTCGAGATTCTCCGACAGGACGGCTACTTGGGCAAGACCGGCTCGAACCGCAACGTGCCGACCCAGAAGGCCATGGACTTGGGACTGTTCCGAATCAAGGAAACCGCCATCACCCATTCGGACGGCCACGTGACCATCAACCGCACCGCGAAGGTCACCGGCAAAGGCCAGACATACTTCATCAGCCGCTACTGCCCAGACGACCATGAGTGACGATCTGCTTACGCCAGCCGAACTGGCCGCCATGCTCGGCATGAGTCCACGCACCCTCGCCAACTGGCGGTCGACCGGCAAGGGCCCGCCATATTTGAAAATCGGCGTGGAACCGCCCGAAGGCCATCAGGACAGGCGCAAAGTCCGCTACCAACGTCAAACCGCGGAACAGTGGGCTTTAGCACACAAGTACCGGAGGACGGTGGCGAGATGAGAAACGGCATGTTCGTTCCGGCGACACAGTGCAAAAGCCATCCAAACGTCAAAAGCGATGGGAAGGCACGCGTCGATACCGGCAAGCCGACCCTCACGCAGCAGGGAATCGACGTGGACGAGTTCATCCGCAAAAATCACGCGCTCATCGAAAGACTCAGGAAAGGAACACGTTGAAACACGAATACACGTTCGAAGAATTAGCCGAACTGAGAAAAATCTACAACGAGTCAGGAGAGGGTGGACTCGAACCCGACGAAATGCGGGCGTTGCGCAAGGCCGGACTCCTCACGCAAGGCCTGCCGGAGAAACCGTCGAAACGAGACTGCATCCTCGCGCACTGCAAAAAACGCATCGACCAAGGCCAACCGTTCGACGGCAAGGAAACAGCCGAAGCGCTCGGCATGAGCCAGAAAACAGTCGGCAACATCATCAGTCAACTCCGCAAGGAGGGACTGCTGCCGGCCTTCGACAAGCATTCGCCACGCAAAACCACCACAAGCGGAAAGAAGAAGGAGACCATCATGACCGTCGCATCGAAACCAGTCGCCAACAAGGAGGAACCAATGAGCCAGGGAATCACCGCCAACGCGGTGACGGCACCGGAAAAAGAGCGCGAGCATACACGCGCCGCCATCACGGACGCGCTGGTCTACATCTACGACGCCATCAGCGCTCTGCAGAAAACCGCGTTCCAGGCCAACGACAAAGTGGTCTACGGATTCGCCACGAAACTCCTCAACGGCGAACTCATGGACTTGAAGGCCAACTACAGCAAGGACGTGGCGAAATGAGACTCAAGTTCGATAGCAAGGATGGCGTTTTCACCATCAAAGCCGAAAACGAAGAGGAAAAAACCGCACTCAAAACGTCGTCGGTCGCCATCTGCAATCTCATCATCGATTTTTTTAACGGTGAAGTCCAGGAAATGAAGGTGGCGAAGGAATGAAGCGTATCCCACTCAAGGACACGGAACGCTACACGATTGAACGGTTCCGGCAGTGCAAGAAGACGGAACGTCATCTCGCGTGGCTGAAGAGCCGTAAGGCGGGTGTCGGCGGGTCTGACATGAGCACGATCCTCGGCCTTAACGCTTTCAAAACGCCTTACGATTTGTGGCTTGAGAAGACCGGTCGCGTGGAACCGGAGGACATCTCCGACAAGTGGGCGATCGTCAAGGGCAATGCCTTGGAAAACGAGCTCAGGAAGCGTTTCCGCGCCAATCATCCGGAAATGCTGGTCACGGACGGCACCGACAAGCAGTTCATCGCCCGCGAGAGGCCATACCTGCGCGCTTCCCTTGACGGCATCCTGCAAGGGGAGGACGGAAGCTTTGGAATCCTCGAAATCAAAACGGCGAGCAGCCGTCGAGCGGGGGACTGGCATGACGAGGACGGCAACCTCCGAATCCCGCCATACTATCTCGCTCAAGTCGAATTCTACGCGCTTGTAACGGGATGGACGTGGGGCTACGTGTACGTGGCCATCGGAGACGACGAGCCGGTGGAGATACCGTTCGAAGCCGACGTGGAGGATATGGGCGCGATAGACAAGGCCGCAGCCGACTTCTGGCGTTTCGTCACTTCGGGCACTCCACCGCAGTTGACCGGAGTGGACGTGCAGAAGGCGTTCCCGGAACCCACGCCGGACATCGTGGACGAAAGCGCCGACGATGACCTCTACGACCTGCTCGCAAGATACGAGAGCACGTCCAACCGCGCGAAGGACCTGAAAAACGAGCAGAAGGAATTGCAGGAGCAGATCATCCTGCGCATCGGCTCGCATACGGGCGTGCGCTGCGGCAACCTCCAAGCCACCTACAAGCCGACGACCCGCAAGGAATACGTCGTCAAAGCCACCACATACCGCAAATTCGCATTCAAAGCCACCGAAGAAAAGGAGCAATAAATCATGGGACAGATCGCACAGCAGGCGCAAGGCCGGCAGATGGTCGAAATGACGCCGAAGAAGAACCTCCAGATGCTGATGCGGAAAAGCTGGCCGCGCATCGCCAGCGTCGTCGGCAACAACATCAGCCCCGACCGCCTCTACCAGATGTGCGTGTCCGCGATCAACAAGACACCGAAACTTGCGGAATGCTCGCCGCGAAGCGTGCTCTCATGCTTCATGACCTGCTCAGCGCTCGGCCTTGAACCGTCCAACGTTGACGGACTGGGACGAGCCTACGTGCTTCCCTTCTACAACAAGAAATCCGGCGGAATGGAAGCCACGTTCATCATGGGCTACCGTGGCATGATCGACTTGGCGCGACGCAGCGGCCAGCTCGTGGACATCAGCGCCCGCGCCGTACACCAGGGAGACGAATTCTCATACTCGTATGGCCTCAACGAGGAGCTGCACCACGTGCCATGCGCCAACCCCGGCGAACTGACCCACGTGTACATGGTCGCGCATTTCAAGGATGGCGGACACTACTTCCTCGTCCTTAACCGTCAGGAGATCGAGCAGGCGAGGGCACGCAGCAAGAGCGGCAATTTCGGCCCGTGGAAGACCGATTACGAGGCCATGGCGAAGAAGACCGCCATCCGTCGTGCCGCCCCGTACCTGCCTTTGACCGTGCAGGCTCAGACCGCCGTCGCCGCCGATGACATCACGCCTGACTACGGCGACGTGTTCCAACCGGTGCTCGATGACGATAGCGCCGACGAAGCCGATGACGTGACCGCCGAGGTCATGGAAGCGGACATGCCGGAGGATCCAGAAGCCGACGCGAAGGAGGCCGAGTGATGGCCGGAGAAACCGTTATCACGATCGTCGGCAACCTGACCGCCGATCCGGAATTGCGCACGACGTCCGCTGGCGCGCAGGTCGCGTCGTTCACGATCGCCAGCACGCCGCGTTCCTGGAACCGTAATACGAACCAGTTCGAGGACGGTCAGGCTTTGTTCATGCGCTGCTCCGCTTGGCGTGACCTCGCCACTCATTGCGCGCAGAGCCTTGCGAAGGGCATGCGTGTGATCGCGCAGGGTCGTTTGCAGCAGCGTTCCTATCAGGCGCAGGACGGTTCCAACCGCACGGTCATCGAGTTGCAGGTGGATGAAATCGGCCCATCGCTCAAGTATGCGATGGCGCAGGTGCAGAAGATGCAGTCAGGCGGATACCAGGGCGGCAACGCCAACGGCGGTTTCGGCGGGAATGGCTATCAGCAGCCGCAGCAGGCACAGCGGCAGTCGCAGGCTCCGGCCGATGATCCGTGGGGCGCGCCAGCCGGAGAGCCTGACTTCTGATGCGCGAATGGATTGAACCGCCGGACGTGGAAACCACATGTCCCAGGCATGGGTGCGCGCTGTATCCGGCGCGCCCCATCCCATGCCCCGAATGCGAAATCGAAACCGAAGAACAGGAGGCCGACCATGCGGCATGACATTGACCTCGCCATCAGCAAGCCACTGTGGTGGACGCAGAACAGGAGAAGCCGAAGCTGGGCGGTGCCATACAGGAGGAAGAAACTGGTCAAGACGATGAGCCTGCTCACCTTCCGCGATCTCATCAACGGCGGCAAGCTCCAAAAGCCTGAGCATTGGCCGGTGCATGTGACCGCCATCATCCACCCACTGACCCATGGACGCTTCGACCCGGAGAACGCGGCGCCAATGGTCAAGGCGATACTCGACGGCATCACCCAGTCAGGCTACTGGCCCGACGACAACGCCGACTACGTGCTAGGCCCCGACTACCGGCTAGGCGATCCAAGCGTCGAAAAAGGCGTCTACCACATCACCATCCGAATCGAAGAGGAAGAACACTAACCATGGCTACGAACGTGACCGAAAAAGACAAGACGCTCAACGAGATCATCGACTGGGCGAAAAGTCGCTGTCATGAAGCCGGACTTTCCAGATTCGATGTCCGCAGAAAGAGCGACCGAGACTTCTATGACGGCCAAGTTAACGCATTCCATGAAATGCTAGAGCTTTGCCGTTCCATGCTCGGCTATTCCGGCTCCATGCCGTCCGAGGTGCCTAATCAAAGCGAGGCCGCGAAATGAGCAGGGCTGATACCACCGCCATGCTGTCCAAGCTGGTGGAGAAGAGATTGAGGAATCAGACCGCTTTTTGGGCGAGCGAGGTCAACTTCGACCGGAACACGCCTGACGATCGGCGAGTGGATTACGTGGGCTTCACCCCGTGGAATATCAACGGCGAGCCGGTGCCCGCAAGCGTGGAGAAAGGCTGCTTCGGGTTCTACGAAGTGAAGTCATGCATGGCTGATTTCACGAGCGGCAACGGCCTGACGTTCTACGGCGACCAGAATTACCTGGTCTGCACGAAGGAGCTGTGCGACGAGATCGTATGGCAGAAGATGGTGCCCGAGCGCGTGAACGCGATCCTTACCCCCGATTCGACCGGCTCGAAACTGATTCTCGGCCACGTGCAGTCATACAACGACATGTCATACAGGCGGCGTCCGGCAAGCGAAATCCTCTGGGCAATGGTCAAAGCTAACGGAAAGAGGACGAATTGAGTATCGCAGATGAGGAAGCTGAGAAGGCGTATCCGACCCGCTACTGGAATGGAACGCATGTCAAGGAACAGTTTTCCTGCGATACGGACGATTTGCAGGAAGCGTACCTGCGCGGCCGCAACGCACCACCAACCGACGCCGAGGTCGAAGCAGTGGCAAAAAAACTGTTGTGGTGGGACACGGCACCAGCCTGGAAAGCCGTCATGCCCAGTGAGGACTGCTTCTGGACTCTGGCCGAGCCGGAGATGCGAGCCAATTATCTCAGGGACGCTCGGGAAATGCTCGAAATCGCACGGAAGGCGGTAAGCGAATGAGCAAGACGATCCGATACGTGGAATGCGCCCACTGCGGAGAGGTTGTCGGCATCTACTACGTCACCTGCCCGTACTGCGGATACAAGCTGGCCGCGCGCAAGCCGACAACTGGCATGGATCCGCTGTATGGCATGACCGACAGCGAATTCTACAAGCGATTCGGGAGCATGTGATGGAAGATGTTGGAATTCTTCCTTGGCCACCACCAAGCTTGGCGGAACTCGAAAAAGCTTTGGATTCGATGGGCCACGACGGAATCACAAGAGGAGAAGACCGAAAATGTCAGTGAGCAAGAGAATAAGGTTCGAGGTACTACGTCGAGACGGCTACAAATGCCACTACTGCCATAGTCGGGAAGAAAAACTCACCATCGACCACGTGATACCGCAAGCGCTCGGCGGCAGCGACAAGCCCGACAACCTAGTGGCCTGCTGCCAAGCCTGCAACATCGGCAAAACATCCATCAACCCGGATGAACCGCTCGTGGCACAAGTCGAGAAATGGGCTGAGACATTCCACTATTATCTCAAAGCCGCCCAAGACGGCATCAAAACCGACATTGAAGAGGAAAACGAATACGTCCGCAGCATATTCGACCTCTGGGAGCAGATCATCGACTTGGGGGACGGCTATCGGTATCCACTGCCGGACACGTGGGCCAAGACCGCTCGATACTGGCATGGCATCGGTGTTGACGTGGACATAATCGAACATGCTTTCCGACTCTCGCGGGAACGTTGCGAATTAGGCAAACTCCGCATCGGCAACGCATACAATTACGCGGCCGGAATCGTGGGCAACCTCATGCGTGACGCGATGGACAGCGCACGCGCATGGACGCAAGACGCGATAAGACAAAAGGGCGGCGGCAATGCGGATTAGAACGACCAGACCGGAATACTACACAAGCCCAACCGTTGGTGAAATGTCATGGGATGCGCGACTCGTGTTCCACGATCTGTGGAGCTATGTCGAGGACAATGGCGTGAACTACGACAGCGCACGCCTGTTCAAAAGCGCGTGTATGCCCTATGACGGCGATCACGTCATCGACCGTATCGAAGCCGCGTTCGACGAATTGGAGAAACTGGGGTGCGTCATCCGCTACGAGCGTGACGGGCGCCGGCTGCTGTTTGTCCCGGGATTTCGGGAATGGCAGAAGGTGCCGCATCCGGGCGTCTGTCACTTCATACCTCCGGAGGGCTACGACCACATGGGATTCACGACTAGTCGTGAAAGTCTCACGACTAGTAATGAGAGTCTCACGACTAGTCGTGCCTTTAGTAGGAGTAGTAGTAGGAGTAGGAGTAGTAGTGGAAAGAAAGAAGAAGAAAATAAATTTTCTTCTTCAAAAGAAAACGAAGAAGAATCATCCACCACCATCACCGCCGACGATTACGTGGCAAGCGCCGCCAAGCAGGGAGCCGACCAACAGATTCACAGCGAATATCTGAACCTCGACCTAGTGGATTCGTGGGTGGCTTTCATGCAACACCACCACGGCGCTGTCAAACCGTTAAGCGATTGGACGCGCCTGTGGAAAGGCTGGTGCCAACGCCGCGCCAACATGAGCGGCATACCACCCTCGAAACGACACGTGCACACGTGGCAGTGCGAACACGTCCTGCAAGCGCTCGGACGCGACAAGGAAACCGCCACGCCAGACCAACAAGCCTGCCAGATGGCGAAACAACTCAACAAGGAGAAATCATGAAACACGACGAACAAGTAACCATGTGCAGCTTGGAATGGTTGGAACACGAACGCCGCAAAGCATGGCAGGAAGGCTACACGGCCGGATGGAAAGACCAGGAATGCGATTTCCCGCCACACACAAGCGAAAACCCATATCTGGAGGCCACAAAATGAACGTCTACATCGTCACCGCAAACGCCGGAGACAGAAACGACTACAGCGATTTCTGCATTCCACGCATACCTCTGTGGTCGTGGCGAACCATGGCCGAATACTTATTCCACGGATACGCCGAGGAGGTCAGTATCATGGGCGTCTATTCCACGCGCGACCAAGCCGAAAACCGCGTCCGTGAACTCGACCGCGAACACTTCGACAAACTCCAAATCTTCGAATGCGTCTTAGACGCCAATTGCTGGAAATACGTCGGAGGATACGAGGAATGAGCAAGGATACAAAGAACATGCTTGTTTTCAGCATCAGTTTCGCACTGGCCGTCGCAATCCTCATCTTCTGCATCATCTTCGTCAATGGCGGCTTCGATGAGACGCCGGAATTCGAGATGGTCACAGTCAAGACCGGGGACGTCACATGGGCATGCCTGAAAAATCACGGCGAATACATCGGCTGCAACACAGTGGAGGAATACAAGTGAAGAAAATACTCGAAAACATGATCATCAAATGGCATGAGGACGGCATCACCCTGGAAGAAACCGCCAGACTGGTCCCGCAAGTGCCAAAAGCCGAAATCGCCGCACTCATCAAACAGCACGACAAGGAGACCAGACTTTGACCGACTGCCAGCACTGCGGCAAACCCGTCAGCGGCACGCTCTGCGCCAAATGCACCGCCGACTACTGGGCCATGATTTACCAGCTCGGACACATCCAGCTACCGACCCTGCGCAGCATCATGCTCCGTCAGGCGCACATCGGCACCCCGGCACACACGCCGAACAAAGGCACCGCGCCACTGCCCATCGATACCCATGCGCAGGACCTCATCGCAGACAGCGAGGCATGGTTGGCCGAACAGGCAGGCAAAATACGCGCCGCATACGCCGCATACGATTGGCGTAAAGCATGGTATGCCGTCATCAGCAACCGGCACACCATCCTCAACATGAGCACAGCAGCAGACGACTACGCCGCCCTGGAACACATCATCCGACGCAACGAACGAGCATTGACCCCGGAAGACGAGCTCATAATCCTCGGCACCTGCCCAAAATGCGACAGCATGCTCACCGGCACGCCAGAAGCAGAATCGGTCACATGCCAAGGCTGCCACAGGGAATGGGCCGCGCCAGCAATCAAAGCAGCACGAGACGAAAGACTATGGCAAATGCAAATCACCGGCACACCCAGCGATGCGGCCAAGGAGCTGAAACGATACGGCCTGACCGTATCACGCAACCTCATCAGCCAATGGCTCAAACGTGGCAAACTGTCGCACGCCACGCCGACGGAACACAAGCGGCAGTACACGTTCAACCTCGGCGAGTTGGCCGCACTACTTGACTGTCACCGTTGAAATGCTATACTGTCGTACAGTAGTAAAATGGTTCAGCCGGAAACGGTTGGACCATTATTCATATCCAGCTGCATTCGCTATAATCATCTCTGTCCGGCATGGAGCCACTAGCAACCCTTGGAGCCGTCGCACCGAAGGACGTCGACCATGGCGGCGACACCCGTTGTGTCGGTAGCCCATGAATCGGGGGTGGCCAGCTGGGGGACCTTCGCGGGAGACGTACCCCAGACATGCCGGACATCACAGCCATGGAAGGCGGCAAGGCCACATGAGTCTCCGCAGATGCGCCTGGCACAACTGCCCACAACTCGTCAAACAAGGCACACGCTTCTGCGCCATCCACACACACGCATACGAGCGGCAGCGTGGCAGCTCAACAGCAAGAGGATACGACGCAGCACACCGCCACCTCCGCAGGGCATGGGAGGCACGACTGGCCACAGGCGAAACACACACCTGCGCCAAATGCGGACAGCCAGTCACAGCCACAGACCAATGGGACCTCGGCCACACAGACAACAGACAAAGCTGGACAGGGCCAGAACATCGCAGCTGCAACAGGAAAGACGGCCAACACAAAGCAGCCGCAAGCATCGAACACTGGACGCGACACCAAGCCAAGCCACGGCAGCAACCACAGTCGCAGCCAACAGGCAAACCGCAGACACAAACACGACACGACACAACACAAACGAACCAAACACAAGCGGACAAGCCAAACAAGCACACGCAACAAAAACAACAAAGCACACACCAAACAGGAAAAAATACGATCAACCAACCCGCCAACACCCCTAGGGGGGTACCCCGAACGGCAAGGCCAAGACCGCCGGTGAGGGGACTCGCAAGTTCGCGGATAGTTCAAGATTTGACGGACTGGCCGAGTCTGTAATTTTTCCGGTTCGAGGATTGGAGGTCGCATGGCGACGCATGGCGGCGCACGCACACGCTCCGGTCCGATGCCGGATCCTTCCAGCGCACGGTCGGACGCGCGTGGTCTTGGCGCTGATATTCTTCCGCTTTCGGCTCGCGGCTACCGTTACCGTCCGAAGGCTTTTCCGCTGTCCGAGTGGACGATTTGGGACACTTGGAAGGATGATGACGGTTTCCATAAGGAGCGTGACGAGAAGGCTACGGAGGCGTGGAATCGGCGTGAGCGTGAATTGTGGCGTGACCTGTGGCGGTTGCCGCAGGCTATCGCATGGCATATGCCGCGTTATGGATACATGTTCACGACGATTGCCCTGTACGTGAGGCAGTTCGTACTGTGCGAGTCCTCTGAAGCTAAGGCCGCTGACCGTGCCACATTGGCCAGATATGCCGACACCATAGGCCTCACACCACAAGGTTTGAGGCTCAACGGCTGGACGATCGTGGACGACGAATGCGAACCGCCGAAGCCTTCGCGGTCTTCGGCGAAGGTGATTCCGTTCAAAAGCGCCAAGACGCGTTATCTGGAGGAGCATGGTGATTAACGAGTCGCGGATGCGGACGATGCGTCAATACAATCTTCCGCTGCTGCAAAAGGTGCGGACGGTTGGCAGATACGGCATGCCAATGCTTGCAAAACAGGACGTCACCCCCCCCCGACACGTTGATGGGCTTCAATTACGTGACCGGCAAAAAGACAGTCAAGCATTGCGGAATCCATTTCTTCATCGATGACTATCAGTTTCAGAGGGTCTGGAACCAGCCGGACAGATACATCGCACCGCTCAAACGCTTCCAGTGTGTGCTGACACCTGATTTCAGCACGTACATGGACATGCCGGAAGCGATGAAGATCTATAACGTCTTCCGAAGCCGTCTGATCGGAGCATACTGGCAGGCCTGCGGGCTGAAAGTCATCCCAACACTTCAATGGGCGGGCCCAGAGTCATTCCAGTACTGCTTTTCAGGCATTCCAAACAACTCCACAGTCGCGGTAAGCACGGTCGGAGCGAATAACAATCCGACGGCAGAACTTTATTGGCGACTCGGCATGCGATATGCGCTCGACAGGCTCGTACCGGAAAAGATTCTCCTCTACGGAGATGCCATTCCGTTTTTCGACTTCGGTGGCATCGAAGTTATCGCATACAAAAACAGCAATACGGAAAGGATGAAAAAATGGGCGGAAGAGGATCGAGCTCGGGCGCAGGCCGTGGCGGACATGGCGGCGGAGGGGGAGGCTCTGCCACTGACCTCTCATCCGTAAGCGATTCTGATCTCACCAATATGATGCGCGATGCGGGAAAACGCATGGATGCCGCATCGCGCATCATGCAGAGAACCGCGCACGGAGCCACGCAGTACAACCAGCGCATGCCGGAAAGTGTGTTCCCGGAGGCGACCAAGGCGAACTACGACAAATACCAAGAGGCTTCCAAGGCATTCCGCACCGCCAGAGCACAGCGCGACAGAATCTCCGACGAACAGACACGCCGCCAACCAACGCAACAAACGGAACACGGCAAAACGTTCGTGAACTCCTTCGGCGAGGCGACGAAGAGGGAAATCACCAACCAGACATACACGAGGGCGCAGAAACGCATATCGCGGGCGGTCTTGAGAAACATGGGACACTGACCGATTCGAGGTGATGGCTGATGCCAGGGACGCCGGAGATGCCGAAGTCGCTTGGTTTTCTGTTCGCTGACTGGATTGCTTGGCATTGCGTGGTCCCCAACGGCTTCGACCTGGGCAAGCCGTTCGAACTGGTCGGCTGGCAGCTGGAGAACGCCATCGACTTCTACCAGGTGAAGCCAAATGCCGTGTATGATCCGTCGCGCCCACGTCAGGCTGCGGCGTTCAAGTGGCGTCGAGGTCAGATCGTCGGCGGGCAGAAGCTAGGCAAGTCTCCGTTCGGCGCTGCGGTGGCCGCGTTCGAAGGTGTCGGCCCATGCGTGTTCTGCGGTTGGGCCAAGGGTGGCGAGACGTTCCGCTGCTCCGACTGGGGTTGCTCATGCGGTTTCGAATACGTGTATTCTCCGGGTGAGCCGATGGGCATGCCGCGTCGTACCGCTTTGATTCAGCTGCTCGCCACTTCGGAAGAGCAGACGGCGAACGTCTACCGTCCTTTGCAGTCGATGGTGCGCAATGGCCACCTGTCCGACCTGATGAAGGTGCGCGAAGGCTTCATCCGCCTTCCGAACGGCGGACGCATCGACCCTGTGACGGCTTCGGCCCATTCCAAGCTGGGCAATCCGGTGAACTTCGTGCTCGGCGACGAATCCGGCATCTGGACTAGGCGCAGCGGCATGTTCGAGGTTGGCGACACGGTGATGCGTGGCGCTATGGCCATGGATGGCCGCATGCTGGAATTGACGAATCCGTGGGACCCGATGGACGCAAGTTTCGGTCAGATGACCTACGAATCCACAGCCACGGACATTATGAAGTTCTTTCCGAAGCACGACCCCTCATTGGATTTCGCGGATCCGAAGGACAGGCGGAAGATTCTCGAATTCGTCTATTCCGGTTCGCCGTGGGTGCCGCTCGATCAGGTCGAAGCGACCGCGACCGAGCTTATGGCCCGTGACCCGGCGCAGGCTCGACGTTTCTACGGTTGTGAGATCGTGCAGGGTTTGGGTTCGTATATGCCTGAGCCGCTTTACGATGGCACGATGGTTGACCGTCAGCCACCCGAGCCGGGGGCTGAGATTTGTCTTGGCTTCGATGGCTCGCAATCCGGTGACTGGACGGCATTGCGTGCGGAGACCGTGGATGGCTGGCGTTGGACGCCGACGTACGGGCCGTCAAATCGCCCGGCGTATTGGAATCCGGTTGAGTGGGAGGGGCGCATACCGCGAAGCGAGGTCGACGCCTGCGTGTCCGAAATGTTCGACAGGTACAAGGTGCAGCGCTTCTACTGCGATCCGCATCCGTGGGAGTCGCAGGTGGACGAGTGGGCATGCCGCTTTGGCGAGGACATCGTGGTGCCTTGGCCGACCAACCGAATAGGGCGCATGTTCGACGCGCTCACCCGCTTCATGGAGGATACCGCCGACCATTCCACGACGCATTCCAATGATCGCATGGCCAGACTGCACATGATGGCGGCAAGGAAGGTCGCCAAGCCAGGCGACAAGTACGTGCTCGGCAAGCCGAGCGAGAATCAGAAGATCGATATAACCATGGCCGACATCCTCGCGCACGAGGCGGCGTCCGACATGAGGGCGCTCGGCTGGAGCGCAGGCGGCTCACCGGTCATGGTGTACGGCTGGTAAGGAGGCTGTTGTGGAGCTGATACAGGCATCGAGGCTTTCCGACGATGACGCGAAGCTCATCAGGAGCCTCACCTACCGGCTTGCACGACTGCGCAAGCCTCATAGGCAGTGGGATGATTATTATCGCGGACGGCAGGTCATCCAGAGCATCGGCATCGCCGTGCCGGCTGAACTCCGTTCGTTCGTTTTTCCGCTGAATTGGCCGCGCATCGTGGTCGATAGCGTCGTGCAGCGCCAGCAGGTCAAATCCTTCTCCGTGCCGGATGACGACAGGGTGTCAAACGAGCTGCGCGAGCTTTGGGAATACAACAACATGGAATCGCAGCAGGTGCTTTTGCACACGGAGACACGCGTGCAGGGCCATGGCTTCGTATGCGTAGGCGCTAACCCGAAGGACAGACGGCATCCACTGATCACCGTCGAATCATCCAGGAACATGATCGCACGCATCGACCCGCGCACGAGAACCGTCGAATCAGCGCTCCGCGTCTATTTCGACCCTTGGGAGAACGGGACGCCGGACTACGCGACGCTGTACACGCCCGAATACACGCTCTGGCTGGAGAAACAGCACGGCAAGTGGGTCATGACCGTCCGCGACGACCACCACCTCGGCGTCGTCCCTGTTGTGCAGTTCCTCAACCGTCCGCGCGCCGGCGACTTCCTTGGCGAGAGCGAGATGGCCGACGTGGTGCGGCCGACAGACATGGCCGCACGCGCCATCCTCGACCTGCAGATCGCCATGGAAACTCACGCGGTGCCAGGCAAATGGGCGATCGGCGTCACGCACAACGACTTTATCGACGCGAAGACCGGACAGCCGGCATCGGCGATAAAGACCTATTTCAACTCGATGCTCACCTCCAAGAACGCGAACGCGAAATTCGGCCAGTTCACGGCATCTGACCTGTCGAACTTCAAGACGGTCATCGACCTGCTGAGCGAGCAGATGAGCGCCATCACCGGTCTTCCGATGCGTTATTTCGGAATGAACACCGCCAATCCAGCAGCCGAGGGAGCCATCCGCGCCGACGAGCTGAGACTGGTGAAGAACGTCGAGCTGAAGAACGCCGTTGACGGCGATGCGTGGTCGCAGGTCATGGCCGTGGCGCACAAGCTCGCCACCAGCGACGACATTAACGCGAACCTGGTGCGCTGCGACTGGGAGGATCCGAACACGCCTACCTACGCTCAGCGTGCTGATGCGATCACGAAGCTCATGGCGTCCGGCATCCTTTCCCGCGAGGGGGCATGGGACGAGCTTGGCTGGAGCGAGGCCCGCAAGGACAAGGAGCGCGAGTACTTCGCCAAGCAGATCAGCGAATCCTATGGCCAATTCATGAAGGACGTGGACTATGGCGGCGACGATGGCGGGGCAGACGCTTCCACGGGAAGCGACGGCGCAGAACCGTCTGCTGCGCAGCCGAAGCAACCGGCTGGCCGCGACGGTGCTCAGACTGTGGCATAAGCACGCGCAACCAGACTTCGACACCGCCTTCGCGGACATGATGCCTGAACTTTTCCGCGTATTGGACACGGCGCAATACCACACCGCCGCCGACGCGATCGCATCGACGCCGAAAATCATGGAACGCTTCGACGTGAACGCAGCACACCCGGAATACAGGCCGGACCCATGGCAGTGGGTCGGTGTGAACGGCAACGGCATGGATACCGTGGACACGATGTGGACGGCGATCACCATCGGCAAGCGGGCCGTGTCCAACGGCGCTCCGGTGGACGTGGCCATGGACCGCATAGGCGTGACCTTGGTGCTCAGGACGCGCACCATGCTGGCGGACACTCACCGGTCGGCCACAAGCATGACCGCTCGCGGCATCTGCTACCAATCCACCTACGTGCGCGGCCTGACACCGCCGAGCTGCGGAAGATGCGTCATCCTCGCCGGACAGCCATGCGGCAAGACGCCTTTCGAAAGGCATCCGCACTGCGACTGCATCGCCGTCTACACCGGTCCGAAAGCACCGGCAAACGCATGCACCAGTCCGAACGAATACCTCGACAGTCTCTCCGACGACCAGCTCGCCAAAGTCCTTGGCAGCAGGGCCAACGCCCGAGCCTACGCGGACGGAGCCGACCTCAACCAGCTGGTTAACGCCCAACGCGGCATCCGCACCGCCCAGATCGACGGGCGGAACATCAAGTACACGACCGAGGGCACCACGCGCCACGGACTCGCCGCATCACGCATGATCGACTCCGGATACGCCAAGGAATTCGTCAAGAACGGCGGCCGGTACACAAAGGTCGACAGGCCGCGTCTCATGCCCGAGACCATTTACGCACGCTGCGGCGACGATCATGAGAAGGCCTTGGGCATGCTCTACAAGTACGGCTGGATCCTCTAGCCGAAATCGAATTTTTCACCGGCATCGCGATGGTGTCGGCGCCGGCACGCGATGTGACGGCCAAGGAAACCACAAGGAGAAAACACAATGCATAGGAAATGGTGGAATCTCATCCGCATCCGCACCATCGAGACCGGTGCCGAACCGGGCGGCGG